TTCACCCTGTCAGGATTTTAGTATTGCTGGGAAACAATATGGTGGAAACACCGAAGATGGTACAAGAAGTTCTCTTATGTTTGAAACAATTAGAATCATACAGAACATGGGTATTTGGAAACCTAAAATTGTAGTTTGGGAAAATGTTAAGAATGTTTTATCTAAGAGAATGATGGGGGCATTCAATCGTTATTTATCCGATATGGAATCATTAGGATATAAAAACAGTTTTGAAGTTCTTGATGCGAGAGATTTTGGAATACCTCAAGCCCGACAAAGAATATTCGTGGTCAGTAAGCTAGATGGTCCGGCATTTGATTTTACTCTATTAGAAAAGAAACCTACGCAAAATATTCAAGCATTTCTTGAAAGTGATGTTGATGATCGCTATATCATCACGCAGCCCAGCATGTTGAAGAAAATTAATTCATCTTCTACCAGATCGTTAAATGTGATTGAAGATTTTGCTTGGACAATTACAACCAAGCAAATGCGTTGTCCAAACAGTGGGATCATACCTATAGGAAATGGAAAATATCGATTATTGACCGAACTCGAATGTTGGAGACTAATGGGTTTTGAAGATAATGACTATCATAATGCAGCAAAAGCACATCCGAGACGAAAAAATTTCTTAAACGGAACCTTATATCACCAGTCGGGTAATAGCATTGTCGTAGATGTGTTGGAAGAATTGTTCAGTAAAATTTTAGGATTGGAGAGAGGTTAAAAATGTTAAAGAAAATAAATATTGGTTTATCCATTTTGATTCTGATGTTATTAACGTTGATAACGTATTACATTATTAAAACCGAAACCTATGTTAAAACACTACATCAAAATTTAGCAGATGTATATGTTGAGCTACAACGAGTAGAATTTGAACGTGATGGAAATAAAGAGCAGTTACTCATTAGTAACTGGAAGTTGAATCAAATTGAAGCTAGAAACGAAGGAATAAAATACCAAACTATGGAGAGTGAAAATAATGAGTAAACTATACGATACTTCAGAACAATTTAAAAATGTAACTGCACTTGGATTTGAAAAACTTATAGAAATAGAAGTTGACCCTAATCAAGATGATTATACGATTATTCAGTCTTATCCGAATGGTCAAGCTATCGTCATTCAAATGGAAGATGATGAGGAAGGTAAGCGGACTGCAAAAATTAATGTTTCGGACAGTGTAGTGATATTAGATCCAATCACCGATGGAACTCTTGATATTTTTGGTGATGAATAATGGCTGGAAAAAAAAAAATCGTTATAAAGTGAAGACTAGTGGTTTGGTTATTGAAGAAAGTATTTCTGCTGATTGGTGTAAAGGAAAATCAGATGATGAAATCATCGTAAAAATATTGATTATCCATTCGTTTTTCAATGTTTTACAGTCGTTCAATGAAGGTAGAAGAACAATTAAGTTGGTTCCAATACGAGTTCATGAGGAGAGTGCTAAATGAAAGGGTGTTTGTATTTAATCTCGTTTGCACTAGCAGCGTTGCTCTTTATTTATTACGGAATGATTAATCTAGACACACATCGGATGACATTATTCGGTTTCGTTGCAGCTTTTTACATGTTTGCGATACAAAGAGAAATTAAAAAGTAAGAGGGAGGATGGGGGTAATGAAACAATACGCGGTTTATAAAGGTGAAAAACTTCTCGCAATGGGAACAGCCAAAGAATGTGCTGCAGTATTAGATGTTCGAGTTAAAACAATTCATTATTATGCTACTCCTAATTATCAAAGTAGAGGTAATGGTCCAAATAGACGCATCACGATTGAAATATAAAATGATTCACTTAAATATGAATTTTATCCAAAGATTCATATTTAAGTGAATTAAAATATGGAGGGTAATCAAAATGTTAGATAAACAAGAGATTTTAGCAAAGTTAGAAAAAGAAAGAAAATTTGCAGTAGAAAGTAACATGGAAATTATGGCTTTTGGAATCGGTCAAGCGATGAAAGTTATCGAAAACATGAAAGAGAATGGTGCGGAATGAAAACAAAACGAATAGAAGTAGTGTTACATCCTTTAGAAATGGAACACCAATTTCCAATAGGTAAAGAGATCATAATTGGAGGTAAACACTACAAAGTATTAGGTGATTATCAAGACGCAAAACAATCTACTAGTTTCGCTTCTTATCCCAGTTTTTTAGCTGAGGAGGTTCCTAATGAGTAAAATAAACAAACCTAATCATTATGTGGGAGTGGATGGTCTGGAAGTAGAAAATGTGTTGAAGAATTTCATTCCAAGATACGAGGATGCGTATGTTGCACATCGTGCTGCTAGTGCAACAGAATATATTCTCCGTAGCCCTTTAAAAAATGGAGTAGAAGATCTAAAGAAAGCAAGAAAAAATTTAGACCAAGCAATCGAATATTTGGAGAATAAGCGAACCATTGACACTCATTATGGCGGATATAATATTTTAGATTAGGAGGAGTGGTGGATAAATGTTTGAGTATATCGTTATGTTTTTAGTTGGATATGCGATTGGAAAATCACCGTTTATTATTCAATGGTTGAAGGTTAGAGAAGAAAATAAAGAATTGAAGAAAGACATCATCGTTCTCAAAGAACATTTAACAAATAGTGGTAGGGGTCGAATAATTCATAAATCGGTTCAAGATGAATGAAAAGTTCAAGGTTGGTTCAAGATGAAGGTTCAAGATGAAACCCTTGGGAGAGTAAGAGGTTCAAGATGGTTCAAGATGAAATCAAGTTCTTTATGTAATGTACTAAATTAGAGTAATTTATAGTTATTACTCTAATATATAAGTATATAGTACCAAATGACGAACCATCTTGAACCGATAGATTGAATCCGTTGGGAGAGTAAGAACTAAGACGGTTCAAGATAGATATTTTTAACTTGAACCCATCTTGAACCTGAATGTTTACCTTGAACCGCTTGTCAAATGAGAAAGGTTGTGTAAATTATTGAATGATTCCAAAGAATACTTAAATCAAATTCGATATGTCGATGAAGATATTAAGTTAGCAAGAGAAGACCTTGAAAATATGAGTGCATCGTTCTTAGGCGCACAACAATTAAAAACCGATAAAGTACAAACTTCAGCACGAGAAAGTTACGATGACGGATATGTTGCTTATGCTGAATTGAAAACGTCTATTGATAAGAAGATAGGTGATTCGCTTCGATTGAAAATGAAAATCGGTAATGAGATTGATCAGTTGAGTGATCGTAAACAAAAATATGTACTTAAAGCAAGATATGTATTGAATAAGTCCTGGAAAGATATTGCTTATTCTCTTAATTATACTGAACGACATGTGCATCGAATCCACGGTAAAGCATTGATTGCATTCGGTAAAAAATATTGTCCTAAACTGTCTAGTAATGACACTGAAAGACATTGTAAGACATCGTAATCCATCATATTATGTAAATGTAAGATAATACAAAAAAAGAGATATTTGTCCTGGTCACCTCCTTCCAGTACAGGTATCTCTTTTTTCTTTATCTAATTTAAGCGAGGTGGTGGGATTAATGTGGATTGGGTAGAAATTAGAGCTGAATTTGAAAGTACAGATATAACAATGAAGGCTTTAGCCGAAAAACATGATGTCAAGCCCTCAACGTTGAGAAGTCGTAAAAATCGGGAAGGATGGCAACGAAATGTTGCAACGCAACACAAAACGAATGTTGCATCAAAAAATAAAAAAGTTGCATCAGAAAACGTTGCAGAACCAACAAAGAGTAGAAAAGGAATAGGTAATCCTAATCCTAAGAATCAATTTACAAAACGGAACTCGATAGCATTGAAATCAGGATTCTGGAGTAAATATTTGAATGAAGAACAAGTTGAAATTATGGATTTGATGGAAGGTAAATCACTTGTTGATCAACTTTGGATTCAGATTCAAATTAATTTTAGCTCTATTGTTCGAATGCAAAAAATTATGTTTGTTGAAGATGCTTCAGATGATTCAAGAGTAGAAATCGGTAGTTCATGGGGAGATAAAGGTGTAGGAGATACTCATAAGCATATGTTTGCTTATGAGAAGTATGAATCCTACATCAAAGCTCAAACAAGAGCTATGGCCGAACAAAGAAATTTGATCAAACAATTTAGTGAATTAACAGATGAGTTTGATGAAAGAAGATTGAGAATTGAACTATTGAATAATCAAGTCGAAAAATCTAATTTAGAAATTAAAGAAATCAAAGCATCAATTCCTGGTTCAAATGGTAATGAAGATGATGGATTCTTAGAAGCTATTAATCAATCCATGGATTCTATTTGGAGTGATTCGGATGGCTAAAACAAAAAAAGCAAACATAGTTTTTAAATTTACTAACTTCTCCAAAAAACAAATGCGAGTATTGAGTTGGTGGCAACATCCATCATTTAAAAATTTGGAAGCTATTATTTGTGATGGCTCTGTTCGTGCTGGTAAAACGTTGATCATGTCATTGAGTTTTATCTTATGGGCTATGACGGAATTTAAAGAAGAACAGTTTGGGATGGCTGGTAAAACGATTGGATCATTCAGACGTAATGTATTGAGAACTCTCAAAATTATTTTGTGGGGACGAGGATATAAGGTTCATGATAATCGTTCCGAGAATATCTTGACCGTATCTAAAGGTGACAAAACAAATTATTTCTTTATATTTGGTGGGAAAGATGAATCATCACAAGATTTGGTTCAAGGGATTACATTAGCAGGTTTCTTCTTTGATGAAGCTGCATTGATGCCACAATCATTCGTTAATCAAGCAACAGCACGTTGTTCGGTAGATGGTTCTAAACTATGGTTTAATATGAATCCTGAAGGACCCTATCATTGGTTCAAGACTGAATGGATTGACAAAGCAAAAGAAAAATTAGCTTTGCACATTCATTTTACAATGGATGATAATCCTTCATTGAGTGAGAGAGTAAAAAATAGATATAAACGAATGTATTCCGGTGTGTTCTTCCAGCGGTTTATTTTAGGTTTGTGGGTAATGTCTGAAGGAATCATTTACGATAATTTTGATCAAGAGACAATGGTCGTGGATATTCCAAAAGACATGGTATTCACTAGACATTATATCTCAGTCGATTATGGTACGTTGAACCCTACTGCATTCTTATTGTGGGGACAAAACAAAGATACATGGTATTGTCGTGATGAATATTATCATTCCGGACGTGATACACAACGTCAAAAAACAGATGAACAATATGTTAAGGATATGAATAAATTTGTTGAAGATCATGAATTAAGTAAATCAGATGTGAGAATTATTGTTGACCCTTCAGCTGCTTCTTTCATTACGGCTTTAAGAAATGACGGATATGTTGTTGAACAAGCAAGTAATGATGTGTTAGATGGGATAAGAGCAACGGCTTCTGCAATGAATGAAGGTTTAATTAAATTCAGTAGAAAATGTAAAAACGTTATTCAAGAATTTAGTTCTTATCGATGGGATGACAAAGCTTCTTTGTTGGGTAAAGACAAACCAATTAAAGAACATGATCATGCGATGGATGCATTGCGTTATTTCGTATTTAAAGTTGTTTATCGTAAAGGTACATTCAGTTTTGATTAAGAAAGAAGGTGAAATAATTTGTTTAAATTTACAAGTCTATCGAGTGATCCAGTTCGATTAAATAAAATCATTCATGAAACGAATGCTATGACGGATGAAGAATTCGTTGAGAAACAGATTGAAGATTTTCTTGCTTCTAAATCACGCAAAGAAATGATTACTGGTGAAGATTACTATGAGGGTAAACATGACATTCTGGAAGTTAAACGTACTGTTATTGGTCAAGGTGGAGAACTAGAAGAAGTTGAGAATCTTCCCAACAATCAAATCATTGATAATCAATACCAAAAGATGGTTGATCAAAAGAAAAACTATTTATTGGGTAAACCCATCATCTTCCAATCAGAAAATAAAACTTATAACAAATTATTAGATGATGTTTTAAATAAGAGGTTCCAGCGTCTAATAAAGAATATTGGTGAAGATGCTCTTAATTGTGGCATTGGATGGTTGTTCTTGAATTATGATGATAAAGGAACATTATCTATGAGACGGTTAAAACCTTATCAAGTCATTCCTGGATGGTCTGATTTTGAACATGAAGAATTAGAATACTTAATTTACTTCTATGATTGGGAGTCTCCTTCAGGTGAAGAATTTCAGAAAGTTGAAGTCTATGATTCAAACGGTATTAGTCGTTTTATTCGTACTGAAAACAAACTGATTCCAGATGAAGAACCCTTCAGTAACTATTTTAGTGCGATTGATGAAGAAGGAAATGAGACACCGTTTAATTGGTTGCAGCTTCCTATAATTCCATTCAGATATAACACAAAAGAAATACCATTGATTCGTAAGGTCAAATCATTACAAGATGCGATCAATAAAGTATTGTCCACGTTTGCAAATAACATGGAAGAGGATGCACGAAATACTATTCTTATCCTGGTCAACTATGATGGTCAGAACTTAGGTGAGTTCAGAAGAAACTTAGCTCAATATGGTGCAGTTAAAGTTCGAAATGATTCCACTACAGGTGGCGGTGATGTTAAAACGTTGCAAGTTGAAGTAAATGCTGAAAACTATAAAGTTATCTTGAAGCTATTCAAAGATGCCTTGATTGAGAACGCACGTGGGTATGATGGTAAAGATGATCGTTTGAATGGTACTCCAAATCAAATGAACATTCAATCTATGTATTCAGATATTGATTTGGATGCTAATGAAATGGAAACAGAATTTCAAGCTAGTTTTGAACAAATGCTTTATTTCATTGACATTCACTTTGTTAATTCGAATAAAGGTGAATACGAAGAAATTGTAGATGTAGTTTTTAATCGGGATATGATGCTGAATGAATCTGAAATCATTACGAACATACGAAATAGTACTGGTGTCATTTCACGTAAATCACAAGTCAAGAATCATCCTTGGATTGATAATGTGGATGAAGAAATGCAGTTGATTGATGAAGAAGAAACTAAAGTGGATGAATATGAAAATGCCTTTAAGAAGGTGAAGACGGATGAAGTCGAATAAGTATTGGAAGAATCGTTTTGAAGCACTTGAACAAATGGAACACGATGAAGCGATTGATTTGTATCAAAATTTAGAAAATAAATTCAATAAAACTCAAAAGGATTTAGCTAAATCTATTGAACAATGGTATCAACGAGTAGCGGTAAACAATGAAATATCAATGGCTGATGCACGTAAGTTCATTTCGGCAGCTGAATTAGAAGAACTTCAATGGGATGTGGAAGATTACATTCGATATGGTGAAGAGAACGAAGATAATCCTATTTGGATGAAGCAGCTTGAAAATGCTTCAGCAAGAGTTCATATTTCTAATTTAGATTTAGCTAAACTTCAAATTCAAAATCATGTTGAAGTATTATTCGCTGAATACCTAGCTGGTGTCACTTCATTATCTAAAAAAGTAATCCCCGATACTTATTATCATTCTGTATTTGAAGTTCAAAAGGGGTTCAATGTTGGTTGGAAAGTTCAATCTTTTGATAAACGTAGATTAGATAAAATCATCAATAAACCTTGGTCAGTAGATAAGAAAATATTTAGTGATCGTATTTGGGAAAACAAAGATAAGTTAGTCAATGAGTTGCATAAAGAATTAACTCAAATGACTATTCGTGGCGGTAAACCTGATGAAGCCATCAAGAATATTGCTAAAAAAATGAATACTTCTAAAAAGCAAGCCGGACGGTTAATTATGACTGAATCGGCTTATTTTTATGCTGAAAGTCAAAAGGAAGCTTATCAAGATTTGGATGTTGAAAAATATCAGATTGTTGCTACTTTAGATAGCCTTACATCTGAAATTTGTCAAGATATGGACTTAGAAGTATTTGAAATGTCCAATTACGAGGTTGGTGTCACTGCACCGCCATTCCATCCAAATTGCCGTACCGTTACTATTCCATACTTTGAAGATGACTTCATTATTGGTAGTCGTGCAGCACGTGATGATGAAACAGGTAAAACTTACTATGTTCCGGCAAACATGAAGTATGAAGATTGGTATGCGGAATACATTGAACCAAATATAGATGAACGCAAATACAACGAATATGTTAATAAAATGAAGACGAAATATAAAGTGAAGAGTTTCGATACGTTACTGGATAAACTTTCAGACAAAGATTATGAAAAATTAGGTGTAATTGATGTTTCGAATAATGTGATCGAACAAGTACCTAAAAAGAGAAAAAAATAACTTTGAAAGGAGGGTTAGGTAATGGATGAGGTTAAGAAAGCACAATTGGAACAGTTGAATGCTATGCGTAAAGAATTGAATTTATTCATTGAATCATTTGAAAAAGATGAAGTTATTCTCTTAGATGGACGTATGACAAACGAAATAAATACCGGAAATAAAGAAGAACAACATCATAATGAATTGTGGATTTCTATTGAATTCTTGCCCATTAAAGAAAGGAAGTGATCCAATATCTAATCTGACTTGAAGGTGGTGAACTATGGATTTCAAACAAGCTAAACAAAAGAAAGAACGCGGATACTCGGTTAATGAGTTAGTGGATGAATTGGTAGAAACGAAAGATACTTATGAACAAGTTATCATTGTAGCCATCAACAAGGATAAAGAAGTAGACATCTCCTTTTCAACAGAAGAAACTTCTTCAGTTATAGGATTATTGGAAGTTGTAAAATCTATTTTAGTCGATGAAATAAGAGGTTAGCCAATATGAAAACAAGAATATTATTTGAAAAAACCAATGTCAAAATAGAATGCGAACCATTTTGGAAACTTATGTGGTGGGTTAGATGTATACGTTTTTGGTTCAAACCACAAACATTTACAATTACACATAATGACGAACCGGTTGAACGATTGTTAATATTCGTATTAGGAAAACCAACATTTATTGGTCCTGAAGAATGACTTTAAAAGTCTTAATACCGAACGTGAGCGGAATATCTCACAACTCTAACTGGTACCGACCAGAATAAAAAGGAATGGAGATTTTAATTATGGATTGGATTAAAACGATTTTAAACAAACACACTAAAGAAGATGGAACTGTTGACTTGGTAGAAGCAAACAAGGAAATAGACGCGGAATTTCCAAAAAATGCAGTACCTAAAACAGACTTCAATTCTAAAGTAGAAGAATTAAAAACCGCTAACGAAACACTTGAAACATTACAAAAAGACAATGTTGATGTGAAAGAACTTCAAGATACTATTGTCGAATATAAAGAAAAAGTCGAAACGCTTGAAACTGAACGTGTCGCTGAACTAAAACAAATGAAATTAGACCAAGCGGTTGAACGTCAATTGAATAAGTTCAAAGCAAAGAATGAAAAAGCAGTCAAAGCTTTACTAGAGTTAAAAAAGGTTGAATTAAATGAAGATGGATCGATTAAGGGATTGGAAGAACAATTAAATGCCTTGAAAGAATCAGATGCTTATTTATTCAATATCGAAGAACCACCTAAAGATCCAAATTTTAAAGGTGCTCAACCTGGTAGTCAGAAACAAAATGATTCAAAAGAAAAAGTTGATTTCAGTAAAATGTCATACGCTGAAATTGATACTTATTTAAAAAATACAAAACAATAAAATCGAAAAGGATGATAGATAATGGCAAAATTTGATGCAAAAACTTTTAACCCTGAAGCATTTGGAGCGTATGTGGATACAGTTCCTAAATTAACAAAGAATGAATTGTTGAAATCACGAGCATTACGTTCAAACGAACAAATTCGTAATGCATTTACAGGACAAACCGGAGTAGTATATGCTGTTTTACCTATGTTTGGTCGTATTGGTGGAGACCCATTGAACTATGACGGTCAAACAGATATTACGGCAACTAGCACTACTACTTTTGATCGTGGTGTCGTTGTTATTGGTCGTGCGAAAGCATGGGTTGAACGCGACTTTAGTGAAGATATTACTGGTGGAGTAGATTTCATGAGCAATGTTGGTCGTCAAGCGTCTGAATATTGGGAAGACGTTGACCAAGATACATTATTGGCTATTTTGAATGGTGTGTTCTCAATGACTGGTACAGGAAATGCTAAATTTATTGATAATCATACAGTTGAATCTGATGATTTTGTAGGAGCTACCACTTTAAATAGTGCAATTCAAAAAGCATCTGGAGATAAGAAAAATAAATTCTCATTAATTATCATGCACTCACAAGTAGCTACCAATTTAGAAAACTTGAATGTTTTACAATATTTAAAATATACAGATGCAAACGGAATTGAACGTCAATTACAATTAGCAACTTGGAATGGTAAAACAGTATTGATCGATGACGCTATGCCGACTGAAGAAGTGCCAGCAGATGTAGAGGCGGAAACTGAAGCTTATACCAAATACACGTCTTATGTATTGGGTGATGGAGCATTTGACCATGAAGATGTTGGTGTAAAGGTTCCTCACGAAATGGCTCGTGATGCAAAAGTAAACGGTGGGGAAGATACTTTATATAGTCGTCAGCGCAAAGTATTTGCACCTTATGGAATTTCATTTACTAAAAAAGCAATGGTTACTAATTCACCAACAAAAGCAGAATTGGAAAATGGAACTAACTGGGAATTAGTTCACGATGGTGGTAATGCTTCAGCACGTAAATACTTTGACCACAAAGATGTTCCAATCGTTAAATTAGTGTCTCGTGGGTAATTAGAAAGGGGATGACCCTTAATGGCTCTATTTGAAAGTGTAAAAAATATAGTTAAAGATGATGTAATCTTGGATGCGATTATCGAGCGATCAATTGAACGATTGAAAACTTTTGGTATTGAGTTGGGAACTGAAGATGCATTTGAATTGTCTTATGCAATTGGAAAAGTAAAAGAAACCATCCTTAATGAAACTAATTTACTTTCTATACCTGAAGGACTCATTTATACGGCAGTTAATATGGTGTGTGGCGAGTTTTTAAACGTAAGGCAATTAACAGGTCGATTAAGTGAATTCGATTCAAAACAAGCCTTAAAATCGATTAAAACTGGTGATGTCACTACTACTTTTCAAGATGGTGGCAGTAGTGGTATTGATGTTTTAATTGGTCAACTCATGAATTATGGGCGAGGTGATTTATTATCTTATCGCAAAATCAAATGGTGACTGTCAGAAATGCAGTTGAAAGTACCTATATTGGAAAATGTACGATTTGGAAGAAAGAAAAAATCAAATTACCAAATGGTTCAACAAGTTTTGGACCGGTAATCGATAAACCCGACATTCCATGTAAGTTGTCTTTTTCCAATATTAATTCAGCTAATTCAAGCGATAATGCTACTTTAGTTTCAACTGTCGTTAAATTATTCATTAATCCAGATATTAAAATAGAGCCTGGTTCAAAACTAGTCGTTACTCAAAATGGTGAAACAAATGAGTACGGTAAAAGTGGAGAACCAGCTCTTTATTTTACTCATCAAGAAATCATCCTGGAATCATTTGGAGGTTGGACTTAATGGGTAAACGATTTGGGAAAGCAGATTTTAAACAACTAAAGGACTTACACAAAAAGTTTGAAAAACTAGACGGTAAACAAATCATTGAATTCTATGAAGCAGCTGCAAAAGAATTAGCAGCCAGATTATTAGGGTTGGTTATTCCCAGAACGGCTGTCGGTCAATATTCTTCAGGTTCTGGAAAAGTTGGTGGAACATTAAGACGTGGATGGACCAATGAAAAAGATATAGATTTTAAATCTTATGCTGAATCGTTGTCCGTCACTTCTACAGGTTCATCTTTCGTTATTGAGATCATCAATCCAGTAGATTATGCCAGCTATGTTGAGTTTGGTCATAGAACACCAAATCATAAAGGTTGGGTAGCTGGTCAATTCATGCTGACTATATCTGAAGAAGAACTACAAGCCGCTACACCACAAATATTAGAAAAAATGATTGTGGGAATGTTTAAGGACGTGTTTGGATGATAAATAACATCATTGATGGGATTTCTTTAGCTTTAAGTAAAGAATTTCCAGAGTCAGAAATTTATACAGAAAATGTCGAACAAGGTTTAAATGAACCTTGTTTTTTGATTACGTTGGTTAAACCGGAAAATGAACAGTTCATAAATAACAAATACAAACAGAAACATTTATTTTTGATTCAATACTTCCCTAAAGGTGGTAGAAACGAAATTAACGAGGTTTTAGGACGTTTGAATTTTGTTCTTGAAGAAGTTACTGACTTGAACGAGAAATCGTTCAGAGGTTCTAAAATGAACGCTGAACCAGTGGATAATGTTCTACATTTTTTCGTTCACTATGACTTTTTTACACATAAAGTGGAAATAATGGGGGACCCAATGGAATCCATCGAAGTAAAAAATACAGCAAGGAGTTGAACATTTTGGTAGAAAAAAAAGAAGTGTCAAAAAAAGAAATTGCTAAATTTTCGAAAGAAAAATTAGTGAAATCTGAAAAGTATGCGAATCGAAAAGACATTCTAAATGTGATTTTGGAAAACGAAAAAGAATATTCATTTGAAGAAGTCGATAATAAAATGAATAAATTTATGAAGGGAAAGGTGAAGTAATATGGCATTAGGTGGCGGAACGTTCGTTTCTCAAAACAAGGTTTTACCAGGTTCGTATATTAATTTCATTTCAGCCGCAACAGTTGATGCGTCGTTATCTGATCGTGGCATTGCTGCAATGGCATTAGATTTGGATTGGGGTATTGATAACGAAGTATTTGTTGTAAGTCGTGAGGATCTAACTAAACATTCACGTAAGATTTTTGGTTATGATTATGGACACGAAAAAATGAAAGGTTTACGAGATTTATTCTTAAACATTCATACGTTAATCACTTATAAATTGACAAGTGGTGGAATCAAAGCATCCAATGCTTTTGCTACTGCAAAACATTCTGGTGTTCGTGGAAATGATTTAAAAATTTCCATTCAACCAACTGTTGATGACGAATCTAAGTTTGAAGTCATCACATTATTAGGAACTTCAGTTGTAGATGAACAAATCGTTTCTAATTCATCAGAATTAAGTTCAAATGATTTCGTTGAGTTCAAAGAAGGTTCAACATTAGTTCAAACTGCTGCTACACCTTTAACAGGTGGAACAAATGGAACGGTTGACGGTGCATCACACCAAGCATTCTTGGACAAGTCAGAATCACAAGCATTTAATGCAATTGGAGTTGTAACTGAAGACCCTACAATCAACCAATTGTACGCGGTACATGCCGAACGTTTACGTGATGAATTGGGTCAAAAATTCCAAGCTGTCGTATTTAATACAGCAGCAGACTATGAAGGTGTCGTAAACGTCAAAAATGAAGCCGTAGACGAAGGAGTTTCAAGATCTTCACTAGTTTATTGGGTGACTGGTATTGTTGCTGGTACAGCCGTAAATGCTTCAGCTTTAAATAGTATTTATGATGGTGAATTCGATGTAAATGTTGAATATACTCAAACTGAATTAGAGCAAGCAATTAAAGCTGGTGAATTCACATTACACCAAGTGGGTTCAGATATTCGTGTATTAAGTGATGTTAATTCACTTGTTACATTTACCGCGGACAAAGGAAAAATCTTCCAAGATAACCAAACAGTGCGTATTGTGGATCAAATTGCAAATGACATTGCTACTTTATTCAGCACCAAATATCTTGGTCAAATTCCTAATGATCAATCGGGTCGTGTTTCACTTCAATCTGATATCATTAGCCATCATTTAGAGTTACAAGCAGCACGCGCAATTGAAAACTTCAGTGAAGAAGACGTAACTGTCGAACAAGGTGATAGCAAGAAATCAATCATTGTAAACGATGCGGTAACAATTATCAACACAATGGAACAGTTATACATGTCCGTTGTGGTCCAATAAGAAAGGGGAATGACTAATGCAAAATGCAATTATGAAAGGTCAAGATACACTTTCAGCTAAACTAGCTGAATGTTTTATCACTATAGCTGGAAGACGGTATAATTTTGGTAACATCATTGATTTTGAAGCACCGATTGAAAAAAATAAAGTGGAAGTTCCGATTCTTGGGAAAATTATGACATCTCACAAAACAGTAGGGATGACCGGAACATTTTCCGGAACAATGCACTACAACCAATCCATTTTTAGACAAACATTGATTGATTATAAGAATACTGGTTTGGATCCTTACTTCGAAATCCAAATCACAAATGAAGACCCTCAAACAAGTGTTGGCCGTCAAACAATCATCTTGAAAGATTGCAACTTAGATGGTGGAACATTAACGAAATTTGATGCTGATGGTGAATACTTAGATGAAGATGTCGAAGGAACGTTCGAAGACTTCACTATGCCAGAAAAATTCAAAGCATTGCTTGGGATGTAATAAATCCACCGAACCCAAAAATCTCAATGGTTTTTGGGTTCTTTTTTGTATAAAAATAACAAAACAACTAAAGGAATGGTGAACTCAATGTCAAACTTATCAAAATTCTTAAAGAAAAATAAAAAACTAAGAGAAAATACTTCTTTTGCCGCTACAAAATCAATTGCGGATGAAAATGGAAATGCATTAGAATGGGCGATTAAACCATTAACCACAAAAATGAATGAAGATATTCGTGATGAGTGTACGGTTGAAGTTCCAGTGGACAAAAAACGTCATATGTACCGTCAAAAATTAAACACATCTAAATATGGTACAAAATTAATTGTGGCCAGTGTTATTGAACCGGATTTGAATAACGCTGAACTTCAAGATTCATATGGAGTTAAAACACCGGATGAATTAGTTCAAGAAATGATTGATGATCCAGGTGAATTTGCTGAATTCCAAAAATTCATTCAAGAATTTAATGGGTTTACTGAAAAGGATAATGAAGCGGTAGACGAAGCAAAAAACTAATCACTGAAGGAGATACTGACGCGAACATCGCGTACTATTGCCTTCACAAGTTCAATATACTTCCCAATCAATACTTAGCTTTGGATGGACAAGAGAAAGCTTTCATCATCGCCGCCATTCAAGTGAAAATGGAAGAAGAAAAGGAACAAGAGAAACAAAGTAAAAGAGGAATGAAGAAACCTAGAAAACGATAGAAAGGTAGGTGAAATTATGGCACATATTGGTACAACGCTAGAAATTTACGACCAAATGACCTCACCACTTCAAAGTATCACGAGTTCCTTATATACGGCGGTCAGTGCATTTGAAGAGATGCAAAATTCAGCAAATGCGCAATTTGAAAATTCAAGCTATGACAATTTGAGAAGTGAATTGGATGATGTATCTAAAACATTTGCTAAAATGCGTGAAAATATATCAAAAGATTTACCACCAATTGAAATCCCAACAAGTATCGAACCACTTGATACATTGAAACTTCCAGAACCCGAACCCGTTATCGTACCGATTAATTGGCAAGTAGATGAAATTGATGTCTTTAAAACAAGCGGAATTGAACGGTTCGAAAGTGAAATTGGATCGGCAAACGGAATCTTGGAAAGATTGAATCAAACTCAAATTGATATCGCAAATCAATCTGCTGGTATGGAACTATTACCATACAAAGCGGTTAATGATTTAGGTATGATGAGTGAACGAATTCGTGATATTAGAACCGAAATCCAACAATTAGAAAGTAATCGGTTGGATTTAGACGTTGACTCCGTAAATAATCAACTTGAAACATTAAGACGTTCGTTAGGTCAAGCAGAATCGCAACAAATGGATTTGAATGACGCTATGCAACGAATGGACGCGACTGATGTCAATGCTGCTTATAATCGCTTAAATAGTACCATCAGTAATTCTGAACGTTATATAAGGGATAATGTAGCAGCGCAAGATGATTTCACTCAAGAAGTACAACAAAGCACACAAGAAACATCCAATTTAAGTAGGCAGATGGCTGGTTTGGTCGCAACCTATTTAACGTTACAATCAGCCGGTTCAATATTGAACTTGTCGGATGAACTTACTCAAACCAATGCACGATTAAGTTTGATGAATGATGGATTGCAAACCACTGAACAATTGCAAGATTTGATTTTCTTAGCAGCACAACGTTCACGCGGTGAGTACATGGGTATGGCGGATACCGTTGCCAAACTTGGACAACGTGCAGGTGATGCATTTGATAATACCCAACAAGTTTTGGCTTTTGCTGAAACATTAAATAAAGCCTTTGTTGTTGCCGGAGCAAGTCAAGAAGAGGTATCAAGTGCAACGCTTCAATTGACACAAGCTTTGGGATCAGGAGTATTACGTGGTGAAGAATTAAATGCTGTATTTGAAGCCGCACCAAACATTATTAAAACCATTGCTGATTATATTGATGAACCGATCGGTAAAATTCGTGAAATGGCCAGTGAAGGTCAAATCACTGCTGAAATCGTTAAAAATGCCATGCTTTCCGCAACGGATGCAATCAATGCTGATTTTGAAAAAATGCCTATGACTTTTAGTCAAATTTGGCAAAGTTTTAAAAATAATGCGGTGATGGCTTTTCAACCTGTTTTGCAACAATTGAATCAATTGGCAAATACACCAGCATTTCAAAATTTTGTTAATAACGGAATTCAAGCCGTTGCTGTACTCGCATCTGTCGTGATGGCTGCATTTCAAGGCATGATCACTGCAGGTCAATTTGTTGCTGATAATTGGGGAATGATTTCACCAATCGTTTATGGAATCGCAACAGCTCTATTGTTCTACATGGGAGTTATGGCAGTTTACAAAACGGCCCTATTTATCAATAATACTTTGGAAGCTATTTCAGCTGGTATAAAAGCAGTGCAAGCTGCAGCTAGTATGATGCAAGCTGGAGCTACATTTGCTGCAACAGCAGCCCAATACGGATTGAATGCGGCATTATTAGCAAGTCCAATTACTTGGGTGATTTTAGGAATTATCGCAATTATCGCAGTACTTTATGCGGTGGTTGGAGCTATTAATCATTTCGCCGGTACTTCAATAAGTGCAACCGGAGTTGTAGCCGGAGCCTTTGCGATAATGGGGGCTATCATTTGGAACATCCTAATCGCTATTGTAAATATTGGAATAGCTACAATTGAATTATTCGTTAACGTATGGAATATGGGAATTTGGGCGTTAAAATTAGCTTTCATTGGGTTAGCTTTAGTTGTCGCCGTAATCCTAGATGTCATTCTTTCAATTGGTATTTCGATTGCTGCATTATTTGTGAATATTTGGAATATGGGGATTTGGTTAATTCAGATGGCCTTTTTCGGACTACTCACATTAGTATTTATTATTTTGGATTCTATATTGAATATGGGTATTTCGACAGCTGAATTTTTTGCCAACGCATGGAACTTTGGAATATGGGCTATTCAAATGGGATTCATTGGATTCAATATTCTCGCATTAACCGTATTAGACGCAATATTAAATAGTGGTATTAGTACGGCCGAGTTCTTTGCTAATGCTTGGAATTCTGGAATTTTCGGCGTACAGTCTGCCTTTTATCAGTTACAGATATTTTCATCTAAAATTATGCAAGCGATAGGTAGCGGAACAATTGGAGTAGTAAATACTATTTTATCCGGAATTACAGCATTAATAAATACTGCTGTCGGTGGATTAAATGGACTTATCGGTATGGCCAACATGATTCCTGGGGTAAACATTGGAGCTATCGGAACAGTTGATTTACAGGTCGGTTCAGGAATACAAAATTTTGTCGATAATATTGGTTCTGGAATATCTGCACCAACTAAAGCCGAAAGAGTTTCTTTAGAAAGAAGCAATTTAGCTGGTAATTACAAAAATTCAGTAGATGTTCCATCTATGCCGGAAGTGACTCAATTCGATCGCTCAAACCTTACAAAAGGTTTCTTGAATGGTGTAGATGTTCCCAAAATGCCAGAAACCGTTATGTTCGATACACCAACTATCACAAAAGACTTTCTATCTAATGTTGAACTTCCTAAAATGCCAGAAACAATTATGTTTGACAAATTAGATTATAAGAGTCTTGAAGATGCGCATGCTGCTGGTTATGAATGGGGCGAAAACTTAGCTGAAAACGTTAAGAATTTTGACCTAATGGATATGCTTGGTTTTGATATGCCTGACATTCCGACTGAATCCGATTATGCCGATATGTTGGATAAATTAGGTTCTGGAAATATTCCAACATTGGAAGAGATGGGTGGAATACCTGGTGCAGATGATAAAGGTTTAGGTGGAGCAGCAGATGATAAAACCGGTGGAAGTGGTAATGGTAGCGGTAGTGGTTCAGCAGAAGATGATTTGAAAGATATTGCTGATAATACTGGGGATATGAAAGATGCTCTTGATCTATCACAAGAGGATTTGAAATATTTACGTGATTTAGCCGCACGAGATATTGTTAATCGTTACACAACACATCAAGATTTTAACGTAAATCTTGGTGGAGTAAATAATACAGTAAATAAAGAACAAGATTTAGATGGTGTAGTTGATTATATTGTTGGTGGATTGGAAGATGCCATGATGAAATCAGCGGAAGGGGTGCATGATTAATGGCCTATTATTTTTATTTGGACAAGGTACTATTACCCGTTGCTCCTGGAGAATTAACAATGACGATCAACAATCAAAATAAGACCATGAACATGATTAATGAAGGTGAAATAAACCTTTTGAAATCAGCTGGATTGACAGATATTTCACTTGAAGTATTACTACCGCAAGTGAATTATCCGTTTGCTTATTATAAGAGCGGTTTTCAAAGAGCCGCTCATTTTTTAAATAAATTTGAATCTTTAAAAGTCAAAAAAGAACCTTTTCAATTTATTGTCACACGTACCTTACCTAATGGAAAATTATTATTCGATACGAATATGAAAGTTTCTATGGAAGATTATGAGATAAAGGAAAACAACGAAGAAGGGTTTGACGTTGTTGTTTCGATTAATTTGAAGCAATACAAAGATTTTGGAACAAAAAAAGCAAAAATAAAATTGAATGCGGTAAAAGCAAAACCAAAAGTAACCGTAAGTAAAAATCGTTCAACAGAATCTTCTCCCAAACCCAAAAAAACATCCAAAAGCTATACTGTCAAAAAAGGTGATTGCTTATGGAATATTTGTAAAAAGTTTTATGGGAAAGGTAATTGGACGTTGGTTAATAAAGTGGTTGCTGCAAATAAAGGAAAAATAAAGAATCCAAATTTAATCTATCCTGGACAAGTTTTCACCATCCCACCAATTTAGGAGAATGAAAAATGAATATACAAATGTTAATACAGAATGGAGATAATGCACTCATTCCAGTAGTAGAAGATGGGACCGAGTGGAAAACAGAACGTCAAGGAGTTCCAGGTGAATTGACGTTTTCTGTTTTGAATGATGCCACCTTGCAATTTGAAGAAGGCAATGCCGTTCGATTACAAGTTGACAATAAAGGTGTTTTTTATGGTTTCGTATTTAAAAAAGATACTAGTAAAGATGATTTAATCAAAGTGACTGCTTATGATCAATTAAGGTATTTTAAGAATAAAGATACCTATATTTATTCAAACAAACGGGCAGATGAATTTATTAAAATGGTCGCTAATGATTTTAGTATGAATGTAGGATCGTTACCAAATACCGGTTATAGAATACCAAGTAGGATTGAAGATAATACGGCTTTATTCGACATGATTCAAACCGCTTTAGATTTAACTTTACAAAATAAAGGGCAACAATACGTCATGTATGATGATTTTGGAAAAATTGCATTAAAACGAATTCAAGATTTAGCGATTGATTATTTGGTAGATGCAACGACTGCTGAAGATTTCGATTACAGTTCTTCAATTGATTCTGAAACCTATAACCGTGTAAAATTGATTCGTGAAAATGAAGAAAAAGGAACACGCGAAGTTTTCATTTCTCAAGATTCAAAAAATATTAACAAGTGGGGAGTATTACAACACTTTGATAAGTTGGAAGAGAATGAAAACGGAAAAAGTAAAGCTGATTCACTTTTGTCATTGTATAATGCAAAAACGAAAAAACTTACTGTCAAAAATGCATTAGGTGATTTAAGAGTAAGAGCCGGGTCAATGGTTGTTGTTCAATTGAATTTGGGAGATACCACATTATCGAATATGATGTTGGTTGAAAAATGTACACATAAATTTTCAAAAGACGAACATTTTATGGATTTGACCCTTAAAGGTGGTGAGTTCACTGCGTGATTTTAATGATTTAAACAAGTTTTTAAAGCAAAACGCTAAAGAAACAATGGATACGACTTATCCGGTAGCAATCATGTATGGGAAAGTAATCAGTACGAATCCACTCAAAATAAATGTTGAACAACGAATGGTCCTAGATCATTCGTTTTTAATTTTGACTAGAAATGTGATGAATTATAAAACGACTATTTTATTAGATAACGAAAACAAATCGATTACGATTTCAAATGAATTGAAAATTGGTGATAAAGTTGTCCTTTTGAGGGAGCAAGGCGGTCAAAAATATGTAGTTTTGGATAAGGTGGTGAACTGATGATACCTGGAACAGATTCAGCTTTACAAGAGGATTTAGAATTCGAACAACTTCCTAGTTTGGATTATCGAATGTATTTTGAAAATCAAAAAATAATCGGAATGGTAGATGGAATTGACGCTGTAAAACAAGCCATTTTCATGGTTTTGAATACTGAACGATATGAACACGTTATTTATAGTTGGGATTATGGAATTGAGCTAAAAGATTTGTATGGTGAACCAGTCACTTATGCTTGTCCAGAAGTGGAAAGACGAGTGAGTGAAGCATTGATGATGGATGAAAGGGTATTGGAAGTTCATACTTTTGATTTTGATAATTCGCAAAAAGGTAAAATTCAAGTCACTTTCATTGCGGATACCATCTTTGGAAATTTAGAAAATGAAATGGTGGTGAATATTTAGTGGTTTATGAACATATTGAATATGAAACTTTATTAGAACGAATGATGGAGCGTGTTCCAGATTCATTTGATAAAAGAGAAAGTAGCGTCATTTACAATGCACTCGCACCAGCAGCGGTTGAATTGCAATTGATGTATATGGAATTTGACATCATATTACAAGAAACTTTTGGTGATACCGCTAGTCGAGATTACTTAATTAGACGGGTAGCCGAAAGAGGAATTACGCCCTATTCAGCAACTTATGCGGTAGTTAAAGGGGAATTTACACCTATAGACTTAAACGTTCCTGTAGGGTCTCGTTTTTCCATTGGAGACTTAAATTATACCGTTACCTCCAAAATTACAAATGGCCAATATCAATTGCAATGTGAAATGATTGGTTCAGTAGGTAATGAATTATCTGGAACACTTATTCCAATCGATTATATTGATGGGTTGGAGACGGCCGTATTGAGTGAAATTTTAGTACCTGGTGAAGATGAAGAAGATACTGAACTGATTCGTGAAAGGTACTTTCAAACATTCGATACTAAGCCTTTTGGTGGGAACAAAAAGGATTACATTCAAAAGACAAATGCTATTCCTGGAGTAGGTTCAACAAAAGTTACACCTGTTTGGAACGGTGGGGGTACGGTCAAATTAACTATTCTTAATTCTGATTTTGATAGCGCAAGCAATACATTGATTCAAAATGTCCAAAAAGAAATTGATCCCACAAAATTATCTGATGGTTTGGGTATAGCTCCTATTGGTCACATCGTAACCGTTGATACTGTTACGAATGTAAACATCAACGTTGTATTGAGTTTAACATTCGATGATGGTTATTCACTCCAAACATTAGAAACAACCATCGGTGAAGTTTTAGAGCGGTATTTGATGGAGTTAAGACGTGATTGGGCGAATCAACCTTACACCATTATTCGAACAGCCCAAATCGATACAAGAATATTAGCCATTAGTGGTGTGATTGACATTGAAAACACACGAATTAATGGAAAAAATAAAAACTTAGAGTTGTTACCGTATGAAATTCCAATTCTAGGTGGTGTATCAAATGATTAGAGATATTAATTTAATCGAACATTTGCCGCCTTTTTTGCAGAACTTTCGTGAATTTGTTTTGATTACAAATACTGAAGATCTAGAATTTCAAGCAGCAGCAGACGAATCTGAAAGGATAAAAGATAATCAATTTATTCTTTCAGCAGATGAACAAGGTATTCAAAAATTTGAAAGAATTTTAAATATTCATGTTTCTAAAGATGAACAACTACAAACTAGACGTTCAAGGGTAATGAGTAGGTGGAACGATATTTCTCCTTACACGTATCATGCTTTAGTTTCTAAATTGATTTCGTTGCACAATAGCGAGAATTTTATTATAAATCGTGATTATAATAAATATGAAATTGAAATCATTACTCATTTAGAAGTTCCTGGTCAAGTAGATGAATTGGATCGAATTCTAGATTACATTATGCCGGTTAACTTAGTAGTTGATTCAAAAAATAGAATCTATTGTAATGCTGAAGGTAATATTTATGCTATTGGTGGGTTCGCTTATGCTTCCATAATCGAATTATCGGATGCTTATCAAGAATACTTCCAAATTAACGGAAATTATTCTATAGGAGGTCAACATTCTATAAATGCAGTGATAGAATTAAGCGATTCGTACAACGAACGATACATTGTACATGGTAAAAATGAAGTTGGTTCAGTATTAAATGGTGGCGTCACCGTAGTTATTACAGACGCTTATAATGAATCATTTAGTATAGATGGTCGAAATGAATCAGGTATGAATTTAGGAAATGTTCAAATAATCAGTACAGAATGAAAGGATGATAAAACGTGGCTGAATTTAAAAAAGTAGTTATTACGAAAAAAGGTCAAGCTTTAATGGCCAAATTAATGAGTGGTACCGGAACAGTTGAATTTACAAGGATTGCAGTTTCTAGTACAACTTATTCAGATTCTCAATTAGAGGGATTGACTAGTTTATCAAGCATTAAACAAAATGCACCAGTAAGTAAAGTATTAAGAACGAATGATGTAGCTGTACAAGTTGAAGGAGCCATCACAAATACGGATGTAACTACCGGTTATTACATGCACACTTTAGGATTATACGCGTTAGATCCACAAGATGGTGAAGTCCTTTATGCCGTAACAAATGCGAGTGTAGCCGGATATATGCCACCATTCAATGGACGAACTCCATCCGGAGCTTTCTTCAAATTAGTTACAACTATTGGAAATGCGGACAATGTTAATCTACAAGTTGATCCAGCCGCAGTAGCAACTGTTGGAGATATTCAAGATTTACAAAGTCAATTGAATAATATTCAATCTTATATTGGTTATGATGACGAAAATATTGTTGGAATTGAAGCAGATTTTGAAAATAAAAAAGTTATTCGTTTGGCCGGTGCAGTTAATCGAACTGAAGGTCAATCATTTGATGACATTGATGCTTTTGGTGGTCGTAGACGCTGTATTTTAACAGACGAAGGTGTTCGTTTAGCTTATCATGGCGAATTAGGATATACGGAAAATGGAACATTAACACAATCAATTACGCTTGGTGAAACAACTTATCCAGTTGGAACAAAAGTTCAAGTAATGGTTGAACAACCAAAGTTTTATTACAAAGTTGTCCCTTTAAAACTGGACAAAGTAGTTGGTGGAAAAGGATTCCATTTAAGAAAAGCACGTTATTATGTATCGGATGAACAAAAATTAGGGTTCAAAATACATCCAGCTTTTATTCACAACGGGAAAGTGAAAAATAATATTTATTTATCTGCCTATGAAGGTAGTATTTATGATGCATCAACAAACTCTCATATTTTGGATGATGCTCAAATTGCTGATTTTGTAGCAGACAAATTAGCATCCATTTCTGGAACGAAACCAGCTTCAGGACTTACACAAAACTTGACACGTGCAAATACACGTAAGTTGGCTAACAATCGTGGTATCGGTTGGAATCAATCATATGCCGCTACTGTTGCAGCTACTCAATTATTATTCTCTATCGAATATTCTTCATTTAATACACAAGAAGAGATTGGTATGGGTGTATCGAAAGCAGATGATGGTGCTACCAACCAAGGTGAGCCTACTGGAGCAACGACATTACTTGGGAACAAATCAGGTAAAACGGAAAATGGTTCAATCACGTATCGTGGTGAAGAAAACTTTTGGATGAACTTGTGGATGTTCGTAGATGGATTAAACATTGAAGCTAAAGGTTTACACAATTTATATGTAGCTGATAACGGTTTTGTTGATGATATTGGTACAGCACCATATAAAGATGCTGGAATTACAATTGCTAAAACAAACGGTTATATTTCAGCTTTTGCTTATAATGAGGAGTTCGATTGGTTGTTCTTCCCATCTGAAACGACAGGAAGTTCAAGTGTACCAGTTGGAGATTACCTATACCAAAACAACACTGCTAACAGTTGGTTTATCGCTCGCTTGGGCGGTACTTGGGCTTATGGTTCTATTGGTGGTGGTTTCACTTGGCCTGTGACTGCTGCCGCTTCTCTTCGTTATCGGCGTATCGGCGGTCGCTTGGTGTATGTACCAGGTGTAGCCTAACAAATAATTGAATAAAGAATGGGTAATAAGTTATGTTGATGCGACATTGAAAAACTTTTAAGTAAGTTAATCACTCAATTGGGCAGTAATTGGAATAATGGTTCTAATAGTGGTAGTTTCAATTGGAATGTGAATAATACCACTTCTAATCGTAATCGGAATATCAGCAGTCACTTAGTAAATGCATGATTCGAAAAAATAAAAAAGCGTGAAACGCTTATTACCCTGGCTCTTGCCAAAACATAAAAATCTCTTGAAACTGTATTAGTAAACATTTTGTTGAGGATTCGGTTTTTCATTTTGCATACAGACAAATACAACGACACTAAAGGACAAATACAATGAAACGTTACGGCAATTTATATGAAAAAATTTACAACATAGATAATTTACGATTAGCACATAAAAATGCGAAAAAAGGAAAAGGATGGTATAAGGAAGTAAAAATGATTGATGAAAATCCTGATTTTTATCTTAAACAGTTACAAAATATGTTGATCAATAAAACTTACCATACCTCTGAATACCAAACATTCATCAAAAAAGAAGGCGGAAAAGAAAGGGAAATTTTTAAATTACCTTATTTTCCAGATCGTGTTTGTCAATGGGCAGTGATGTTGATTATTGAGCCAATACTGTTAAATTATTTTACTAATGACACGTACTCAGCTATACCAGAAAGAGGTATTCATCTTTGTTTGAATCGATTGAAAAAAGCACTTCAGACAGATGTTCCAAATACTCAATATTGCTTGAAAATGGATGCTAAAAAGTTTTACCCTTCAATTAATCACGACATTCTAAAAAATAAATATAGAGGATTATTTAAAGATAATGATCTTCTATGGTTATTAGATGAAATTATAGAATCAACAGATGGTGATACTGGTATTCCAATTGGAAATTATATTTCTCAATATAGTGGTAATTTTTATTTAGCTAAATTTGATCATTGGATAAAAGAAGTGAAAAATATTCAATATTACTATCGTTACATGGATGATATTGTCATTCTTGGAAATAATAAAGAAGATCTTCATAAATTGAGAAAAGAAATAGATGAAATTTTCAAAACCAAATTGAAATTGAAGGTTAAAGAAAATTGGCAAGTGTTTCCAACTTTTGTACGTGGAATTGATTTTGTTGGGTATCGTGTCTTTATGAATTATTCTCTTTTAAGAAAAACAACTTGTTTGCAATTCAAGAAGAAAATGATTCGTATTAATAAGAAGAGATTAACTAATCAAGAACTAAATTATTCTGAATGGTGTTCCATAAATTCATATAAAGGATGGTTAATTCATTGTGATAGCTATCGATTAAATAAAAAATATATTGATCCGATTCAAGATTATGCGGATGATTATTATTTTAAAAACATAAAGGGAAAGGGAGTTTTGACATGAAAACAATTGAAAAAGTAAGAAGCACCATCAAACCGGAACGTCTAGTTATTGATGAACATAGTGTTTGGATTGCTGAAAATATTGTTGAAGTTTCAGAAAATGACAATGAAGAAAATGAATTTGAAGGTTATGAATATACTCAAATTCAATATTCAAAAGATGAATATATTCTTCAAATTGACAAGCAACGTGAAACAGAAAAAACATCAACTGATTTGGCTATCGCTGAATTAGCCGCTATTACTTTGGGAGGTGCATTTTAATGGTAGCTGTATACGTCAATTTAATCGATAAAAAATTATGGTCCATCACTAATGTGCCCGATAGATGGAAAGAAGAAGTTAGAGAAAAATGCAGAGAAAAAGGTATCGAAATAGAAGAGTAACCAAAAATGGTTGCTCTTTTTAATTTGAATGAAAGTTGGTGAAATATGGTAAATAGAAAGTTAAAGCAAGATTTAGAGAAAGCGTCTTATAAGCGTCCCAGTGATTTTTGGGGAACTCAAATTGCTGTTGTAAGTATCTTGTATGGTGAATTCATATTTAGAGTGGATGGTTTTTTAATCGCAAACGCTGAACCGTATCTAAGTCAAATGCCAGAAGATTTGATTGGAATTATTCTTGTCGTTTTAGGCATTTTAAAATCGATAGGTCTATTTTTTCAATACAGACCATTGAAAAAATATAGTATCTGGCTACTCAGCGGCATGTGGAGTGGTTTATTTTTCGTTGCCTTAACGTATTCATTTGGTACAGGATACCCGCATCCCTCTTATATATTTATCGGAATGATTGCAGTAGGATGCTTTAGAGTATCTCTCAAGGGGGATTATAGCGCATGAGTTGGGAAGTGCTTGTTGGTCTATTCATTGGAGGTGGAGGAGCGGGAACGATTCTTTCTGCTTATTTTACACATAAAAGTAACAATCAGGCTCATGAATTAAATTTATTAGATCGTGCTAGAAAAGAAATAGAGCGATTAGATAACAAAATCAAAGAGCTTGAAAATGAAGTAGATGAAAAAGATGAGGAAAATGACACATTAAAAAGTATTATTCAAGACTTAAGGAATCAGATGAATGAATTGAAATTAACAATAAAGAGGAGTGAAAAATATGAAAATCAACTGGAAAATTAGATTTAAAAATCCACAATTTATTGCTCAATTGATTGTGGCCATCTTTATCCCAATATTAACTTATGCGGGTATTACAGCTCAGGACATCACGTCTTGGGCTATTTTGTTAGATTTAATCATTGATGCGCTATCAAATCCATATGTGTTATTGATGGTGACTGTATCAGTTTATAACGCAGTAGTTGATCCAACGACATCTGGATTATCAGACAGCCAACAGGCTTTAAATTATAGCGCACCTAAAAAAGGAGGAAAATAATCATGGTATTTAAAATAGCAGCAGACGCAGGTCATGCAGGTTTTGGAGTTACTCCCGGAAAGAGAACACCAGCAGGTGAGTATGAATGGAACTTTAATGATCAAAATGTAGATGCCTTTGTTCAAGAAATGAATAATTATCAGGACGTAGCAGTAAAAGTAGTATCTGATCCAACAGGCAGACGTGATGTCCCTCTAAATGAGCGCACAGACATTGCAAATGATTGGGGTGCGGACCTGTATCTTTCGTTCCATCATAATGCTAATACAGGTTCATGGGGCACGTGGACCGGAACAGAAACATACCGATTCAACAAAGATACGGCCAATGCTTCTAAGAGTCTACGACTGACAAATACAGCACATAAAGCCGCAGCACAAGCTTATGCATTAAGAGACCGAGGCGTTAAGCGTGCTAATTTTGCCGTATTGAGAAACACAAAAATGCCAGCTACATTAATTGAGGGTGGCTACATGGATTCAACTATTGATATTAAAGTGCTTCGTGATAATAAAAAAACAGCTTCGCTAGGAACTAAAGTAGCGCAAGCTGTGGCAGCCGAATATGGATTGAAACGAAAATCTGGAGCAGTTACTCCTATAACTTCAGTAGATGCTGCAGCAGGCACTTTGTATCGTGTCCAAACAGGAGCTTTTGCTAATAAGAACAATGCGATTCAAGCCGCAAGTGATATCCGTAAAAAAGGATTTGACACTTATATTGTTCAAGTTGACGATCTTTACAAAGTTCAAATCGGGGCGTTTGCGAATAAAACCAATGCCGAAGCTCAAGAGATAAAAGTAAAAGCCGCAGGTTACGATGCTTTTATTACCACGAACGGTGGTAAAGCAGTAGCCTCTGCAGAGCCGATTAACGAGTCACAACAAGAAAAAATAAGCGAAAATGGTTATCTAGGTAGCGACACCGTACGTTTGTTACAACACAGATTCGGCACACCTGAAGACGGAGTGATTAGTGGTCAAGTCAAATCAAGTGTATCAGCAGGCATTGATCAAAATGCGATCACATACGGATCTGGCGGATCAATGATGGTACGTGCTTTACAGAAATATCTAGGAATTACTGAAGACGGTAACTTTGGTCCAGGAACACTAAAAGCTTTACAACGTAAATTAGGTACGCCGGCGGATGGAGTATTGAGCCGTCCATCATTAATGGTCCGAGAATTGCAACGCAGATTAAATAATGGAACATTCTAATTTAGACAAACTAAAAAATAACCCCTAACTCTTGATTGAGTTAGGGGTTATTTCGTGTTACTATCTTGTTACTAGCGTGTCACTAGCTTGTTACTAACACATACAAATTGACTAGTTTTCACACGTTTTTAAAGTTCAAAGAATATTGACATATGAGTATCTAAAGACTTTCTCGATTCATTTAAGTACACGATAACACAAATCAAAACCAATAAAAAGTACTGATATATCAACCATCAAAACTTTTTTGTTACTAGCTTGTCACTAGTTCAACGCATTAGTTCAATTGTTTCTTTTAACTCTTCAAGCGTTTTATGTGTATACACACGTTCACCAACACCTTTTGATTTATGTCCCATAATTAAATCGATTGACACTTTATTTGCATTTTTACTATCTAATCTAGTTCTTAGTGTGTGTCGTGTTTCATGTGGTATGTGTTTCATACCTAAATATTCTAATTCTTCTTTAAAATGATTTCTCAAAACTTGAGTACTCATATCTTTATCATCATGAGGATTTAAATATTCAGTAGGAGTTTTCATTTGAGTTTCGATAAAAGGGAATATTCTATGGTGAATTGGAACAATTCGATCTCTTCCATTAACTGTTTTGAGTCCTCCTTGAAGTGTTCCTTTTACCAAGTCAACATCTTCTTTTTTCAAACCTACATATTCACTAATTCTAAAACCCGTATAGATCATTGCTAGAGTGTGCTTAATCCAAATGTTATCGGACAGTTCCCATAACATATCAATTTCTTGTTCAGTGAAAGGGACCTTCTCTTTAGGAGCTTCAGGGTCTACAATGACGAGGTCCGAATACATTTTTCCGATAACATCCAACTCCATTGCTAACTTATCTATGTTCTTAAAAAAAGATTTTGTAGATGATTGGGAAGAGTACCCACCGGACTCATCAACGATTTCTTGCATATGATACGTTTTTATTTCACTATAAGCTACATCATGAAGAGATTCGGCTTTTCCAAATGACGTATTCAAAATGTTTTTGGTGGATTTAGCGAACTTAATGTATCTTTTTGTTGTTTTGAGTTTTTCAAACAATTCAGCTAATGTGACTTTATTCTGTTTCACATCATATGGATTCTTATTGTATTCAGCTAACATAATCAATCCATCTTCTTTAGTTTCAGTATATCCAATTGGCAAATATATTGGATGTCCTTTTTCATTCCATCCAATTGTTTTTCTGACAAAGAAGGGTCTCCTTCTATTTCCTGATAATTTGGTTACAGAACCATATCCATTTGGTAATTTCATTCCATTCACTCCTCATTTTATGGTAAAATGAGTGTACAGGTACGCTAAAGAGACGTTACAAATTTCAGTAGCGTTAGTACACTGTTTAGGTAAAAATACATCACTCGAACTTTGGTAGGAGAGAGTGGTGTATTTTTTTGTTTATAAATAGACGTTCTTTGATTGAGTTGGTTTTATTTTTTCAAATAATTGAACCAATTTTAATTTATTTGGATCGCGTGTAATCAATACGATTGTATTCGGTTCATCATTTGAAACGTAATTAATAAGAATAAAATCAGTTTTTTGTTTTTTCTCTTTAGTTTTGACGCGGCCACCAATCATGGCGCCCAATAATCCGAATGTAGCATTTCCAATCATCATACCTGGAACCGATTGTTTTGCATATTGCTGCATTTCGGTTTCCGTTTTATGAACGATCGAATTAATTTTATCTATGGATAAGGTGAATTCTTGCTTTTTACCATTCGTTAATCCGTACATATATAACTCATCACTTGATAGTTTCAGAAATATATCTGTTTCTTCTTCTAATGAAAGACCTTCAACTAAGCTACCTAAAACGATCACATAATTTTTCTTTTTTATCCCAAACATTTATATTCTCCCTTTCTCACTACAGGTTCAAGTTAGGTTCAAGATAGGTTCAAGTTAAACATTTCATCTTGAACCGTCATGAACACTTGATACCATTGACTTTTTAACCCTAGAGGTTCAAGGGTTCGCCATTTAGTACTATATACTTATATATTATAGTACTAAAGTATTTAAAGATAGAGAAAAGATAAAAGTAAGAATACTATAAAGAAATGAGATTCATCTTGAACCCTTGAACTTTTCACCCTCAAAAGTCAGTCACACCATGAGTTTTATGCGGTTCAAGATGGCATTATTTCATCTTGAACTTATCTTGAACTTTCATTTCATCTTGAACCGGTATTCGATTAGTTCTTCTTTAATAGAAAACATTTCAGCTAATTTAGGACTTGGAAATTCTTTATATTCTTCAACCATGTCATCGCTAATTAGTAATTGGATGGCAAACGCATTTGCTTCATTTTCAAATTCACTTATGGAAAGGTAAGTATTTTCTACTAAGAACATGGCATTTATATCAGAGTGAAGTAGCGCATGACCTAATTCATGCGATGCAGTAAACATTTGTTGGTGTTCGTCCATGTTTTCATTAATATGGATAAACTTCTCATCTAACATAATGTTAAAGTAGCCATTAATTTTACCCAATGGTTCAAAGATGATGTGAATTCCTAATTCTTTGGCAATGATGAATGGATCTCGTGAATCGTGCTTTTTAACTAAATCAGTAACCATTTTTTTCAAATGACATCAATCCTTATGTTTATTACTAATCATTTTTGCCATCTTATAACTATTTTCCAAACTATTCTTCAAAAGATCACGAGTATCATCATCCAATTCATCACCATCAAACATTAACGCATAATTTTCTGAACCTAACTGTTCCAATAAGAAATTAATCGAACTGGCCACGTCTGCATTAGATAGTTTTTGGAACTCTTCATATTTTTGAACTTCTTTTGCTAAATTTTTATGATCTGTTTCTCCTAATAAATAATCAGTTGAGACGCCAAAATACTTAGCAACCTTTTTAACTTTATCGATTCCAGGGTTAGTAGTATTCCATTTTCTTATGCTGCTATTACTCAAATCCAACTTACGTTCTAGTTCAGCTAGTGTTATTTTCCGTTGTTCAGCTAATTCTACAATTCTTTCTACTATCATTTTTCCACGTCCTATCAAGGTTTTTGATAGCTTATCAAATAAACAATAGAAAATATTCCTTTTTCTCTTGACGAAAGGAAAATATTCCGTTATTATGTGTATAAGCTAATAAGTTAGCAAAAAAGACAAAACAAAAACAACAATGTTTGGCGACATTAAAGGGTTATTGTATATCTCTTTTGTTTATTTAATATGCTTATATCTTAGCTTATTTTCCTTTGAAGGTCAATAGAAAAGGATAATAACTTGAGAAAATAATTATAGAGAGGAGAGAATAAAAAACATGACGTCCGAAACTTTCGAAATACGTGTTCGGAATGAGCTATGGAAACGGAAAATGTCGGCTAAACAATTAGCAGAAACATTGAATATTTCAGAAGCATATCTTTCAGATATTTTGAAAGGGAAAAGAAACGCTCCGGAACAAAGGAAGAGAATTATTTATATTTTGAGTATGGATGGTGATTCAAATGACATTTAGTCAAGAGTTGAAAAAGTTGATGATTCAAAACGAAATGACTCAAAAACAATTAAGTGATTTAACTGGTTTAGCAAAATCATCTATTAGTCAGTATGTATCTGGAAAGAATGAGCCATCCGCAGAAAACAAAAAGAGATTGATGAAAGTTTTGGAAGTGGATGCTGATTTTTTAGAAGAATCCGAATCGCAACCGGAAAGTACAAATAACATTTCCATTTCATTTGCTGCTAAAAAACTTGGCAAGTCAGAACAATTCGTAAGAGTTGGATTACAAAATGGTATTTTACCATTCGGTTTTGCGGTAAAGATGAGTAGTAAGTTCACCTACCATATCAGTCCAAAGAAATTCAAAGAATATGTTGGATAAAACGAAAAAAAGCCACTGCAGCGAACAGTGACTTGGAAAAAGTAATTTGTAAGGAGAGTATACCATGGAATTAACTGAAAAAACATTCAATAAGCTACAAGCAGAATTGAAAAAATGGTTCGTAGGTAATAAGAGATTAAAAGAAAATCGTCCCGTTTTAAACACAATTCATTTCACAGAAGATGGAAACATTGAAATGACTAATAGTCATGTAGCTATTCGAATGAAAGACGTTCACGAACAACCAGAACACGTTGTACCTTATCTTGATACTTCAGCTTATCCAAGTTTGGAACGAATATTCAATGGAGTAGAAAATGGTAGTTTTCAAATTGAGTTGGAGCCAAAACTAATGCTTGGAATGTTGAGTCCTTTCAAATTGGAAAAAGTAGAAGTGATAAAACTTTCGTTTCGCAAAGATGGTATTGAATTCAAACCTGTAAATTACGCTGGAAACATCATACAAGAAGCAAAATTAACTGTTCCACTGAACATGAATGAAGAATTTCATATAGCTGTAAATGTAAAATATTTATATGACGCGATGATGTTTTTCAAAACTCAAAAAATAAAAATTATCAAAATGACAGCTAGTTCAGCAGTTCGCCCGATGATGTTTGAACATGAAAACCTTCAATATCTGGTTACACCAGTAAGAATAGGGTAGGTGAAGATAATTGAAATTGTCGGTTAAAGGTTACGAAGGAATTTACGAAGTTTCCCATGACGGTAGAGTATTTTCAATTCTCCAAACTACATCGAGAAGAATTGGAGAATTGAAACCTTATGTTAATAAAGGTGGATATTTAAGAGTAAACTTATACGATCGATTTGGGAAAGTCAAAAAATATTACGTTCATCGATTGGTAGCATTGAATTTCATCAATCAAGAAAAAGGTGGAAATGTAGTCAATCATATCAATGGTGATAAAACAAACAATCATGTAGCGAATTTAGAATGGCTTTCTCAAAAAGAAAACATTAGACACTCTTATGAAACTGAATTACAAACTCATTGTGTACCAACTTACGTGAATGGTGAACGATTTAGGACAATGAAAGAAGCAAGTATCGCAATCGGGTTAAAACCATTCAGAATCTCACACGAAAGGCGAAAACGAGGGAATTCATTCCAGTTATTCGGACACTCTATCAAGTGTGGTGATGCCAATGTCCAATATTAAGTTATTTCCGCACCAAGAACGTGCGCTAAAGGAAACAGAACAGTTCTCAAACGTAGCTTATTATTTGGATATGTGACGAATGGGACTTGGAAAAACGTATGTAGGTTCTGAAAAAGCAAAACAATTAGATGAATGGATCACTATTGTCGTTTGTCAAAAGTCACTGATTGAGACCTGGTCAAAACACATTGAACAGCATTATCCACAGTATGAATTATTGGATATGACGATCAAAGGTAATTTGCAGAAATTGAATGAGGGATTAAATGAAGACCACAAATATTTTTTAGTGGTTAACTATGACTTGCTTTTTAGAAGGAAAATATTCCTTGGTTTGAGAGATTATACTCTAATATTAGATGAATCCTCATTGATTCAAAATGACAAGGCTAAACGGTCTAAATTTGTGCTAGACATGCAACCTAAGAACGTCATCCTATTATCTGGTACACCAACGAGTGGTAAATACGAAAATTTATGGACTCAACTTCATTTATTGGGTTGGAAAGTTTCAAAGAATTTGTATGAAAAACAGTACGTGAATTGGAAAAAAATTGATTCAGGTGGTTTCATCAGAAAAATACCTGACCCAGCTAATCCATATCGAAACGTAGAACGTCTAAAATCAAAAATGAGACAGCATGGAGCCATCTTCATGAAGACTGAAGAAGTATTCGATTTACCAAGACAAAACTTCATAACGGTGCCTATTTCGTCCACAAAACTATACAGAACGTTTAAACATGATAAGTATGTTGTTTTGAAAGGTTATGGGGATGTTTATGAAGAAAAACCAAATGATATTGATTCTGATTTTTACGGAACGGTATGGGGAATGAGTGATTTGGAACTAATTGGAGATACTACATTAACTCATAGATTGTATTTGAGAATGTTAGCAGCTCAATACAATGAAAATAAATGGCGAGCATTCGAAGACTTGATAACTAGTACCATGGATCGATTAGTAGTTTTCTATAACTTCAAAGAAGAATTGGAAAATATGAAACTACTAGCTGACAAACACGAACGTCCAATGTCGGTCATTAGTGGTGACGAAAAACATTTAAAAAGTTATGAGTTATTTGATAACTCCATCACCTTCATTCAATACCAGGCTGGTGCAATGGGTCTGAATCTTCAAAAAGCAAACAAGATTATTTATTTCTCACTCACTGAAAAAAGTGAATTATTTGAACAATCCAAGAAACGTATTCATAGGATTGGACAAGATAAACCTTGCTTCTACTATATTTTAGAAACAAAAAACAGTATCGAACAAGATATCTATGAAAATTTGAAAATGAGAAAGGACTATACTGATGAACTCTTTAAGGAATATGAAACCAACGAATAAACAAACGTTATGGTCAATCTTTGCTGCAACTTGCATTTGGGTAGCACCTTATATATTCGAAATTGCAGATGGTAGTAGAGGTTATGATTCGACAGGTGGAGAAATATTCATCTATGTATTACCGATATTGGTGTGGTTACTAGATGGAACAATCACAGATGGGAAAGAGGAGCTGAACGAATATGGAAAATGAAATGACACAATTTGAAAAGAATCATTTGGTTTATTTTCAACAATTGGCTGGATTAACTGCACAAAAGAAATCTCTGGAAAAACAAGAAAAAGAGGTTAAAAGTCAGATTCAATCTTCAATGGAAGCTTATGATATTCAATCCATTGACAATGAGTTCATTAAGATAACTTATGTCGAATCAAAACCTAGTGTGAGTATTGACCTTGCAGCAGTTAAGAAAAAAGAACCAAGTTTACATGAAGATTTGTTGAAAGATTATCCTAAAGTTACCGAACGAAAACCATATTTGAAGTTTACGGTACGTTAAATGGCAGCAGAAGTTTGGAGACCGGTGGAAGGATACAAAGCCTATGAAGTTAGTAGTTTTGGAAGAGTTCGGTCTAAAGGTTTCATTATGAATAATGGAGCATTTAGAAAAGGGATAATCTTGAAACCATATCCGGATCCAAAGGGTTATTTGAAAGTTGATATTCATAGAAATATAAAGAAAGTGCATAGGCTGGTAGCACAAGCATTCATTGAAAATTCTATGAACAAACCACAGGTAAATCACAAAGATGGTGATAAATCGAATAATCATATTGATAACTTGGAGTGGATGACAAATTCAGAAAACACACAACATGCTTGGGATACTGGATTGAGAAAGAGGGTTTTGAATGGCAAGTGAAAAATTATTTGAAAATAAAGTAAAGAAATGGTTACACACTCAAGGTATCTATTCTGCTGGTCATCCGATACAAAGTATGACGGTGAAGCAAAAGGGATGGTACTTCAAAGTTTTTGGAGGGGGATTTCAAAAGTCTGGTATTCCAGATGTAATTGCCTGTATTAATGGGGTATTTTTCTCCATTGAACTGAAAGCTTCAGTAGGAACTCCATCCGAATTACAAAAACTAAACACAAAACGAATCAACAAATCAAACGGAATAGGATTGATTTTATATCCAGAAGGATTTGAGGAATTTAAACAAATTGTGGAAGGAGTACTTCAATGCAACTATCACATTCCAGAGTTGAACTCTTTAAAAGAAATCCACTCGAATACAAATTGCGATATATTGACCGATTAAGAACTTTACCACCTGATGATCCAACAAATCCATTAATCATTGGATTAGGACTTCATAAAGGGGTAGAAACAACCGCTGAACAAGGAATCAAAGAATATTACATGAGTTACCCCATCATCAACGATAGACACATTGAAGAAGCCATGAAGCTGGAAGTTATCGTTCCTAAAGTAAAGAAAATGATTCCAGATGGTGAACATGAAGTGATGATTTCAAACAAAGATTTTATTGGATTCATTGACTTGGTGTCTGAGAACGAAGATGGAACGTATGACATTTACGATTTCAAATATTCAAATAACGTCAAGAACTATAAGAATTCTAGTCAGTTACACTTGTACAAATACTTTTGGGAGAGACAAAACCCAGGTAAAGAAGTAAGAAATATGTATTTCTTATTTGCTCCAAAGACTGGAATTAGACAAAAGAAAACTGAATCATTGTTCGAATTTAGACAACGTTTAATGGACCAACTTTCCACCATGGAACCGGAACTAATTGAAATTGAATACGATTCTTCAAAAGTTATTGAATTTTTACTAGATTCAAAACGATTACTAGAAGCCGATACATTTCCGCTTTACGAAGATTATTTATGGAAATTTTCAGAATACCACAACTACATTATGAATGGAGAAGATTACATGATTTTACCAGGAAACGAAAGACGAGATATCACGAAAGTAAGCAAGAGAACGATTTGGGAATATGGTAAACCAATGAGTGGTAAAACGACATTTGCGAACAATTTCCCTGATCCATTAATGCTGAATACAGATGGGAACATTCAATTCGTAGATGCTCCATTTATTCCAATAAAAGACACGGTAGTTACTGAAGGAAGACGTACCATTCGCACATTCGCATGGGCAAACTTTAAAGACACGATTGACGAATTGGAAAAGAAAGATAATGAATTTAAAACCATCATTGTGGATTTGGTTGAAGACACTTATGAATCATGTCGCCTTTACATGTATGACAAATTGGGAATCACTCATGAATCAGATGATTCCTTCAGCGCATGGGATAAAGTTCGTATTGAATTCCTATCAACATACCGTAAATTGATGAACCTGGACTATGAGAACATTATTTTAATCAGTCATGAAGATTCATCCAAAGACATTACCAAAAAGGGTGGTGACCGTATAACGGCTATTAAACCAAACTTAAATGACAAAGTATCAAATAAGTTGGCTGGAATGGTCCATATTGTAGCGCGTGTCATTGTTGAAGAAAATGATGATCGTACTCTTTCATTTAAGCAAGATGAAGTGACATTTGGTGGTGGAAGATTAACTACTGATGTAACAGAAATTGAATTGGATTATGAAGCTTTCTTGAAAGTTTATGAAGAAGCAAATGCGAATAAACCTTCTAAAAGAAAAGTAGCTGCAGTCAAAGAAGAAGTTACAACTGAAGAAACCACTGAAAAACCGAAACGTGGACGTAAGAAAAAAGTAGAACCTGTTGAGGAAGTGACAGAGGTTGAAGAAGAAACTGAGAAAGAAACAGAACCGGAAGAAATATCTGAAGAATCGGAGTCATTGGATGAATCAGAGATGGGAACAGCGGAAGAAGAACCAGCGGTTGAAGAAAAACCTAAAGCTCGCACAAGAAAACGCAAACCAGTAGAACCAGTCGAGGATAATAAGGATGAAAAAGAAGAAAGTGAATCAACTGAAGTAGTTGAAGTAGCTGAAGAAAAAGAAGCTCCAAAAAGACGCGTTCGTAAAAAAGCAGAACCAAAAGTCGAAGAAACTACTGAAGAATCTTCAGAAGAACCTAAAAGACGTACTCGCAAAAAACGCGACTAAAAGGAGTAATGAAATCATGAAAGTAATGGATAGGATCATCATTACAGATAAGAACAAAGCTACAAACGGTAGATTAGTTGGAATAAAAGGAACGATTACTAGTATTCACGGACGTAACGGTTATCAGTTATCAGTGACTTTAGAAAACGGTAAATTAGAACTTTTTTTAAAAGACGAATTAACAGTAATAAAAAATACAAACACTAAGGGAGATAAATAACAATGGCTAATATTTGGGATAAATTTGATAAAGAAATCGATACTACAGGATTACAAAATGATGTAAAGGAAGCTGCTAAAAATGGCGGTGGAGATTACGAAGAAGTACCTCACGGAACTTATGAAGTGGCAGTAAATAAAATGGAATTGACTCAATCTAAAAAAGGTGACCCAATGGTGACGGTTTGGTTCAAAATCCTTGAAGGAAAATTCAAAAACAGCCTTATTTTCTACAACCAGGTTATTACTCAAGGCTTCCAAATTCACTTTGCGAATGAACTGTTACGTGGAATGGACTCTGGTTTAACAATCGAATTCAGCTCATACAAACAATATGGCGAACTATTAATGGATGTAATGGAAGCTATCGATAAAACATTAGAATTCGAATTGGAATATACAGAAGGTAAAAAAGGTTTCAGCAATTACAAGATTTCAGATGTGTTCGAAGTAGAATAAAACAACTGAATAAGGGAGGTTATTTCTCCCTTATTTTTTATGAGGATGTGAAATGACTTGTTATTTTTTGACTATGAGGTTTTCAAAGAAGATTGGCTAGTGGTCATTTTAGATATGGTGAAAAAGAAAGAACATATTATCATTAATGACCCTGAAAAATTGGAAAAATTCCATGAAGAAAATCGCAATGAAATTTGGGTTGGTTATAACAATAATCATTATGACCAATATATTCATAAAGCTATCCTTTGTGGATTTGATCCAAAAAGAGTAAATGATTACATCATTGAAAAAGGTAATCCAGGTTGGAAGTTTTCATCGCTATTTAGAAAAATTAAAATGATTAATTATGACGTCATGAAGTTTGGAGATGGTGGTTTAAAAACTCTCGAAGGTTACATGGGTAATGATATTCGAGAATCAACAGTACCTTTTGATATTGATCGTAAATTAACTGAAGAAGAAATAGAAGAAACTATCAAATACTGTCGTCATGATGTACAGCAAACAGTAGAAGTTTTCTTGGAACGAAAAAGTGAATTTGAAGCTAGTAGACAGTTGATAAAAATATTCGATTTACCAATAACTTCTTTTAGTAAAACGAAAGCACAACTCGTATCGGAAATTCTAGGTGGAATGAAGAAAAAATTCAATGAAAATGAATTTGATTTTCCTATCGTTACAGCAGTTGAGAAGTACTTGAAAAAATACCGATACGTTTTAGATTGGTACCGTAATCCAGAAAATATGAAATACAAAGATGGTACAAAATTACATCAATTGGAAACCACGGTTGCCGGAGTACCACACGTATTTGGATGGGGTGGTCTTCATGGAGCAAAAGAAAAGAGTACCGAACAGGGTTGGTTGTTAAATATTGACGTTGAAGCCTACTATCCTTCAACACAAATGGAATACAACTTTGGTTACCGGAATATGGGTAAACCTGAAAACTTTGAGAAAATACACATGCAAAATATTAATTTGAAAAAAGAAGGTCGAAAAGTTGAACGGCTACCGTTTAAAATTGCCGATAACTCCATTTCAGGACAACTGAAAGATAAAAACAGTAAGTTATATGATCCGTTAATGAATAATGCTGTTTGTGTAAATGGTCAATTGATGCTGTTGTTGTTGATTGAAATGGTGGAAGAACACGTTGAGTTACTCCAATCCAACACCGATGGTATCTTAGTTAAATTACGCAATTACGATGACTATGAATTAATTGATGACATCGTTCACCAATGGGAACAAATGACCGGTATGGTAATGGAATTTGAAGAGTTTGAACGATTATTCCAAAAAGATGTTAATAATTACATTTTAGTGGATGCTGAAGGTAACGTAAAAACTAAAGGTGGATACGTGAAGAAATTGAGTCGAATTGATTATAATTTACCGATCATCAATAAAGCTTTGATTGAGTATATGGTGAATGATACGCCTGTTGAAAAAACAATCAACGAATGTGACGACCTAATCGAATTTCAATTAGTAGCAAAAATAAGTGGTAAATATAGTCATTTACTTCATGGGGAAAAAGAGCTGAATGAACGTTGTGTAAGAATTTTCGCTTCCAATAGAAAAACTGATGGTGGATTAAGAAAAGTACACAAAATTACCAAAACAGCTGCAAAATTTCCGAATTCTCCATTAAGTTGTTTTACCTTCAATGACAATATGGATGGAGTAAAGACACCAAGTTACCTGGATAGAAAGTTCTATATTGATATGACAAACAAGCGATTAAGAGATTTTGGAGTGATCTAATGATGACACCACACAAAAAAGGAAGGAGCGATTGGATTTGTTTTATAAAGGTTACATTGAAACAAAAGATAAAAAGTCCATAGAAAAAATAAAAGGGCGAGATGATTTCAAAACCTTTAAACAAGTCCAATCACTACCTGATTATGCTGGAATATTGGCAAATGATACTATTTTGATTGATATTGATGATTATGATCAATCAGAAATCTTAATGGATATTGTGGAAGATAAACAGTTGGCTTGTCGAGTTTATGAGACTACCAGGGGAAAACATTTCCTTTTCAAAAATAAAGAGCAAGAAACAAATCGAACTGGTGCTAAATTATCTATCGGGATCAAAGCAGATATCAAATTGGGATCTAAAAACAGCTATGAGGTTCTGAAACACAATGGTATTGAAAGAGAAATCATCTATGATTTGTTTGATGATGAAGAACCTGAAACAGTTCCAAAATGGTTGTTCCCGATAAAATCAAATGCTGAATTCTTAGATATGGATTCTGGAGAAGGTAGAAATCAAGCTTTATTCAATTATATTTTAACCCTCCAGTCGAATGATTTTTCCAAAGAAGAATCAAAAGAAACGATTGAAATAATCAATGGGTACATTCTGAAAGAACCACTAGAAGAATCAGAATTGGAAATCGTTCTAAGGGATGATGCTTTTTCAAAACCAGTATTTTTCAAGAAAAATGCGTTCTTATTTGATAAATTTGCTGTCTTTCTAAAGAATAATCACCACATAAAGCGAATAAATGGTCAATTGCACATTTATAAAGATGGGATCTATACATCTGGATACGACAAAATTGAATCGGCCATGATCAAACACATCCCTTCATTGAATCGAGCAAAACGTTCTGAAGTGTTGGCTTACTTGGAAATTTTAATTACTGAAAATGAAAAATCAGAAGATGCAGCGTGGATTGCATTCCGAAATGGATTACTCAATATTTTTACAGATGAATTCATTGATTTTACTTCCAATCACATCATTACTAATAAAATTGATTGGGGTTATAATCCACATGCTCATAGTGATTTGACTGATAATACTTTGAATAAAATGGCTTGTAACGATAAAAGTATTCGTTACTTGATGGAAGAAATGGTTGGTTACACCTTGTATAGGCGAAATGAATTAGGGAAAGCCTTCATCCTAACAGGTGAAAAATCAAATGGTAAATCAACCTTCCTGGATATGGTAAAAACCATGTTGGGTGAGGACAATATATCCGCACTAGATTTAGCTGAATTGGGAGATCGGTTCAAAACCGCTGAACTCTTTGGGAAAATGGCAAACATTGGTGATGATATCAATAACGAGTACATCCAAAATACAGCTGTATTCAAGAAGCTAGTCACTGGTGATCGAATGTCTGTTGAACGAAAAGGATTGGATCCTTTTGATTTTAATAATTACAGTAAGCTGCTCTTTTCAGCGAATAGTATCCCACGACTTGGGAAAGGAAAAGATTCCGCGGCAGTCACTCGTAGATTAGTTATTATTCCTTTTAATGCCCGTTTTAGTTCTGATGATCCAGGTTTTAAGCCGCACATCAAGTATGACCTGAGAAAGCAAGAATCTATCGAATACTTAATCAAAATAGCAATACAGGGCTTAAAACGTGTATTGGACAACAATAAATTCACTATCTCTAAAGCGGTCGAAAAAGAAATTGAAGAATATGAAGAAGAAAATAATCCAATTCTTGGTTTCTTAAAATCAGTAGATCGTTCTGGATTAGAAGATCAACCAACGAAAGATACTTTCTTAAAATATTCAGAATACTGCATCAACAATGGTTTAACTGCAATGAGTAACATCCAGTTTTCTAAAGAAATCAAGAAATTTTATGGTTTTGACATTGTAGACAAGAAAATTGATGGAAGAAAATACCGCGTTTTTGTATCTAAATGATGATGAAGGAGAGAAGTAAGTGAGTGAAAGTAAAGTTAAAGCGAAAGCACAAAAACAAGCAAACTACTTAATGGAGTGGTTAAGAGATCATGGTTTTAAAGTTACTGGTAAATTTTTTGTCTCAAAAGATAAAGAAGTAACAATTTGGTCTACCGATCGTAAACATTTACACAACTTGTTTCTAATTGATGAGCGCTACCAAATTTATAAATGGTTTGGTATGCAGCATGGATGGGAGAAGATGGTGGATGAAAAAGCAATCCAGGGAAATAATAGCGTTCAATATCAGCAAGTTCAGAAGTGAGAAAGGTATCAGTAGAGAAATGTTATCCAGAAGAATGGGCATTTCTCCAAGCTATATCCAAAGAATTGAAGAAGCAACAGTTGGATTGAGTCCAGATACTTTAGATAAATTTGCTGACACATTAAGAATCGAACCATACAAATTTCTTATTGATTGGAGTTCCGAAGAAATTCGTGAAGCGATCAAAGAAGCAGATGAAAATGAAAGATGGGGTTAGATGATTAAGATATTAGAATTGTTTGGTGGAATAGGGGCACCAAGAAAAGCTTTGATTAATTTAGGAGTCAAACATAAGTCAATTGATTATGTTGAATGGAACGAAAAAGCTGTCAGAACCTATAATGAAATATTTGATAACAATTATCGTTCTGAATCAGTTGTTGGTTATGATTTGAAACCTGATATTTTGATACATGGTTCACCCTGTCAGGATTTTAGTATTGCTGGGAAACAATATGGTGGAAACACCGAAGATGGTACAAGAAGTTCTCTTAT